CTTTGGTACACCAGCTATTGATGCATGTTCACAAGGTACATTACCAGCATCTGGTATGACCATTAACGTACCATCTTTGGTAACTTCAGCAGCAGGCGGTACTGGCGTAGCACCAACAGTAACTGTTGAGGCAGAAGGCGGAGCAGTATCTAATACAGATATGGTCAGCCAATACTTAACTGGCACTGTATCTAAGTACAGTGGTATGAACACACTATCTGTTGAGTTGTTAGAGCGTTCAGACCCTAACTTCTATGCAGAGCTAACACAACAGCTACAAAATGCATATTTGACAACCATTGATACAACTGTACTTACAGCACTACAAACAGCAGGAACTTTTGCAAGTGCAACAACAGCAGATAGCGATGGAATTATTGCCTATACAGCAGAAGCAGCAAAAGCTGTTTATGCTAACACAGGTTATTTTGCACAGAATTACATCGGAAACCCAGCACAATGGCAGGCATTGATGGGCGCAGTTGATTCAACTAAGCGACCAATTTACAATGCAATCCAACCAATGAACGCAGCTGGTGATGTACGTCCATCATCAATTCGTGGAAATGTATTAGGACTTGATCTATACGTAGATAAGAACTTCTCACAAACTACATTCGATGATAACTCTGCAATCATTCTTGCACCAGAAGCATTTACTGTTTATCGCTCACCTCAGGCATTTATGTCTGTTAACGTGGTATCTAATTTGCAGGTACAGGTTGCGATCTACGGATATATGGCAACAATCGCCAAAATGCCTTACGGAATTATTAAATTCGCAAAGGCGTAATAACCAAGTAATAATCCTCTGGGGTTTAGTAGCCCTAGCCCCAGGGGAGCTTTTTTAAGAGAGGACACAATGGCAGCTACCTACGTTACCAAAGCCGAGTTGCGCACAAATCTCGGAATTGGAAGTTTGTACACTGACGCTGTCGTTGAAGAGGTGTGCCAAACAGCGCAAGACCTACTCAATCAATATCTTTGGTTTAATGATGCACCAATAGTTGCCGCTGGATTACAAAACAACGTAGCCACATTAGTATTAGCAAACCCAGGCATTTATGTAGTAGGTCAAACAATAAGCGTAGAAGGTTGCGGCAACATCTATGGTGGCCAACATGTAATTACTGGCACAATACCTGGATCAAATATCCCTGTATCTATAGCAAATACATTTTACAACTTTTTCTATAATTACTCATGGCCTAATGGCTATTCATTTATTCAATTTACAGAAGTACACGCAAACGACCCATTCCATAGGATTCTTCCATACGGCAAAGCAAGTGGCCAAGACACTAAAGAAGATGATTATGCTGCGATACCTGCAATCAGAGAGGCAGCTATGATTTTGGCTGTCGATATATGGCAAGCTAGACAAGTTAGCCAGACTGGTGGGGTAGGCATGGATGGGGTCAGTGCTAGCCCTTATCGGATGGGTTATCAGCTGATTAACCGAGTGCGTGGCCTCATCCAGCCATATTCAGCGCCTGCATCACTGGTAGGTTAATATGCCAGCTGCGATTACCACACTACGTAGCACACTAGCCACAGATCTTACTAACGCTGGCGTGTGGTCAGTATTTGCTTTTCCACCAAGTACTCTTCTTGCCAATGCAGTAGCGATCACCCCTGGCGATCCTTACATAGTGCCAAGCAATAACGATCATGTAACAGTATTACCTTTAGCAAACTTTAGAATTTTAATCACTAAACCTGCGTTAGATAACCAGGGTAATTTGGCTGGTATGGAAGATTACATAGTAGCCGTAGTAACAAAGTTAGCAGCGTCAGCGCTGACACTTAATATATCAAGCATTTCAGCTCCAGCAATCGTAAGCGCTCAAAGTGGCGATTTATTGGTGTCTGAAATAACAGTATCAATCCTAACGAGCTGGAGTTAATTATGAGCAAAGAAGAAGATTTAGCCTTTCTAATTAAGACAGGCCAAATAAAGGAAGCACCAAAAGAAAAAGTACAACCTAAAAAGGAAGAGGAATAACAGTGGCAATATACTTAAACAATAACGTAGGCATCAAGCTAGCGACCAACGCTGCGCCTACTACACCATCGGTTGACATTAGCGACCTAGTATCTAGCGCTGTTATCAACCAAATCGTAGATGAGCTAGAGATTACTGCGATGGGTGACACTGCCCACCGCTACGTAGCAGGTCTACAATCAGGCACATTTACAATCGACTTCATGAACGACTGGGCAACATCTGAGGTAAGCCAGACTCTTAATGAGGCATTTGGCAAAACTCTAGCTGTATCAGTAATTACAGTTAAGGGCACTACAGTTTCAGCTGCTAACCCTACTTACCAGTTCTCAATCTTAGTAAATAACCTAACACCAATTGGATCAGCTGGAGTAGCCGAAATTGCTACATCTAGCATCACCTTTACTGTAAACTCCGTAATCACAGTATCGCCATCAGTGGCGTTCTAATTAAGGAGTAACAATGGCAAAGCTAAAGATAACAAGGGCTAATGGTGAAGTATCTGAGCACAAGATAACACCAGGTGTCGAGTACGCTTTCGAGTTGAAGTATGGCGCAGGAATTTCTAAGATGTTGCGTGAGCATGAACAGCAAACCCATATATTTTACCTTGCCTGGGAGTGCTTACGCAGATCTGGCGCACAAGTGCCTTTATTTAATGCAGAGTTTATAGACAGTCTAGAAACTGTCGAGGTATTAGACGAAGAAAAAAAATAACACAGCGGGATTCTATCCTTTACGGCATCGCACAGATGGCTATAGAAACTGGGATTCCGCCTAGCGAGTTTATTACTGCTATTAATCCATTAATGCGCCAGGTAGAAGCTACTGCTAAAGGTTATGTACCTGCTAATACAGAAGTATTATCTGGTTGGTCTAAACCAATATCTTCAAATGTAGATTACCGACCATTTCCAAAATACGATGCAAATATAGTTAAAGGTGGAATTGGTTACAAAGAAGGTCAAAATAAAAAATTCAAAAATGGATTTCAAGTAGAGAATTATGTTTACAATGTGAGTGCAGCTGGTCGTATTTATGAAACCGCAGGCAGATTAAATCCACAGGGTAGGGCGCCATTTACATCTATTAATCCTGGTGGTGGCACATTAGCCTTTAAACAATCTGGTAGTGCTAAAAGTAGAAGCAGATCAACTAGAGCATATAACTCTAATAATCCATTTGCAGGATACCAGTTTGTTACTGACTTACCAGAACTCACTAAACAGCCAAAGATTAAAGATGTCAGAAGTGCTGGCCGTAAAGGATCAGGCCGATTAATTTACAAGGCTTGGGCTAAAGATAGTCCTGCAATTTATGATGCTATTTTGAATGCAATTAAATCAGGTGCTGATTATTTTAATGACAAAACAGAATTAAAGAAGGTGGCATAGTGGCCAATGTAGTCGTATCCGCACTCGCTACCTGGAATGGTAAGGCGCTTAAAAAAGCCCAGCAAGATGTAAACGTATTTGAAAAACGTGTAAAAAGTTTTGCACGTACCTTTGGCGTTGCCTTTAGTGGTGCCGCATTAGTAGCATTTAGCAAAAAAGCCATTAAAGCATTTGCCGCAGATGAAATGGCCGCTAAATCATTACAGTTGCAATTAGAAAATACTGGTAATGCATTTAGAGTCACAGAGGTAGAAGATTACATAAAAGGCTTAGAAAAAACTTACGCAATACTTACAGACTTACGCAAGCCATTTCAAACATTTTTAAACCTTACTAGATCAGTTGCATTATCACAGCGAACACTAGAAGCTGCGTTAAATATAAGTGCTGGCACTGGTGAAAGTTTAGATACTGTAGTAGGTGCTTTAGCGGCAGGTATTAGAGGCAAAACTAAAGCAATTGAAAATTTAAACACTGGTATAGATGCAAACATAATTAAAACTGGCGACATGAACAAGATTATGGCCGCACTTGAAGAAAGATTCAAGGGCCAGGCAGCGGCTAGATTAGATACTTATGCAGGTAAGATGGATGTGCTTAAAAAAGGCGCAGATGAAGCCACTAAATCTATTGGTCGAGGTTTAGTAGATGCATTAGAGATTTTAAGCAAAGATAGTTCTGTCGCTAGCCTTGCTACAGATTTTGAAAACTTAGGCGACAATATAGCTTATGCTATAAGAGAGATAGCCAAATTAACTAAAGGCTTTACCGATCTAGTAAGTAATCCTACATTCAAAGCTGGTTTATTAGCTGTAGCCATAGCTAGTAAAAGCCCTAAAGCTGTGGCGGCTGCATTTACTATTGTTGGTGGAAGTGCTGCACTTGGTGCAGCCACAAGTCGTAGAACATTAAGCCCAGAAGAAAATAGTGCTATTGCCAAAGCACGTATTCTCAATAGAAGATTAGAAGCTAGAATAATTGCTTTATCTACTGGTAAACGTAAAGAAGAGTATGAAGTATTAAAGAAAAAAACTGAATTAGACAAACTAAAAGAAAAGTTTGATTTAGAATTAATTGGCTTACAGAAAGCACGTAATGAAGCCACAGATGAAGAAACCAAGAAACGATTAGATGGTTTAATTGCTATTGCCAAAAATGACGAAGCACTAGGCAAAAAAGCATTAGCAGAGTTAGAAGCAGCGGAAGCCGCTAAAAGATTAGCTAGGGCTTATGATGATGCATTAACAGCTGTTAGGTCAATGAATGCTAGAATACAAGCGTTTTTAGAAGATATGGCTAAAAAAGGTTATTCTACTGGTAGCGATAAGTTGCCTAACATTACTTATGATATGGCATTATCTTCAGTGAGATCAACCAACACAAAAATACAAGATTTTATAGATAAACTTGATTCATCTTCTAATACGAGTGTAAGCAGCGTTGCCTCCGCAACCAATGGCGTATTTGATCCAGGTGGATTCAGGCAAGGCGAGAGTAGAGATTTAACCATTACAGTAGATACAGCTGCTACAGGCGATAGGTTTGCAGCATTAATAGCAGAGAGTTTACAGATAGCCCAGAAGTCTGGCGTATCGTATGGTATCGCTGGCGGTTTGTAATGACAGTACCTGTAGTAAATGCTTTTATAAACTTTAGCACTGGGCCATCATTCGCTCAGGCTATGATATTAGATCAAGGCATATTAGGCACAAATATATTAGGCGATAGTGCATCTATTATTGTCGATGTATCTAATCAAATAAACAGAATTGAAACCAAGCGAGGCCGTAACGCTTTAATCGATCAATTTCAAACTGGCACTCTTACCTTGCGCATAGTCGATCAGAATGGTGACTTTAACCCACAGAACCCAAGCTCGCCGTATTTTTCTGTTTTAACACCTATGAAAAAGGTGCAGATTACTGCTACATATAACAGCGTTACGTATCCTATATTTTCAGGATTTATCACAAGCTACGTTACTACTTATCCTAGAGAAGCAGAAGATGTAGCCTATACAACTATACAAGCTGTAGATGCTTTTAGACTTGCTTACAATGCACAGATAAGCACTGTTACTGCTGCTACCGCTGGTGATCTATCAGGCACACGTATTAACCAGATATTAGATGAAATTGACTGGCCAGCGACTATGCGTGATGTCGATGCAGGTTTAACTACATTACAGGCAGATCCTGGCACAAATAGAACTGCATTACAGGCCATGACTACTGTGTCAGAATCAGAGTATGGCGCACTATATGTAGATGAAAGCGGATCGTTTGTATTTCAAGATAGAGCGGTCACAGCTGGATCTATTGGTGGCACACCCACAGTATTTAATGATGATGGCACAGGTATTCCTTACGCAGATGCTCAGTGGATCTTAAACGATGTGCTTATATTTAATAAGGCTACAATTACTAGAGCTGGTGGTAGCCCACAGGTGGCATTAAACCAAGCATCTATAGATAAATACTTTTTGCATAGTTATTTCTTAGACAATCTGCTTATGCAGTCAGATGCAGTAGCCCTAGATTATGCCCAGGCTTACGTAGCTAGCAGGCAAGAAACCTCGATCCGAGTAGACAATATAACCCTAGATCTATACACACCTAACTACAATAGCGGTGTAATTGCAGCTCTAAATCTAGACTTTTTTGATCCAATTACAGTTAGCACCACCCAGCCAGGTGGCAGCATACTTACTAAGACTCTACAGATTTTTGGGGTTGCCATGAATATAACCCCGAATAGTTGGAAAACCACGTTCACCACATTAGAGCCAGTTATTGACGCTCTAATTTTGAATAACAATATATGGGGCACTTTAGACTATAATGTGCTTAGTTACTAAGGAGAGATAATGGCAGCAGGTTTAGGGTTTAAGGATTTTCAGGTTGGCGAGGTATTGACCGCAGCCGATGTAGATGGCTATTTAATGCAAGGCGTGTGGGTGTTTGCAAGTGCCACAGCTAGAGATGCAGCCGTTACATTACCACAAGAAGGTAACTTTGCTTACCTTAAAGATACAAACGTTACAACTTATTACACTGGATCAGCCTGGGCTAATTTAGATACTACAGGCATGACTAATCCAATGACTACTACTGGCGATACTATTTATTCTTCAAGTGGTTCAACACCAGCTAGGCTCGGAATTGGTACAGCTGGACAGGTCTTGCAAGTCAATTCTGGAGCCACAGCGCCAGAGTGGGCAACGCCCTCAAGCGGTGGTATGACTTTGTTATCAACTACATCACTTTCGGGCGCAAGTGTTACCATTTCGGCAATTAACCAAACTTATACAAATCTGTTTATTGCTATTTACCAAGTAGCAACAGCAGCCAATGATGCTGGAATAAGAATTGCGCCTAATGGAACAACTAATATAGCAAGCAATCAAAATCTTAAAGATGCACAAACTCAAAACCTTTATGCTGGAACTTATCTTAAATTATACGCCAATGATTATCCACCTTCATCATCAACAAGTGCTAATAGTGTTTATGGTTTAACTATAAATAATTATTCTGCATCACATAGAAAATCTTTTATTGCCTACGGAACTTATCACACAACAGCATACAATCAAACTGCATTTTATTCTATGGGTGGTTTAGATGCTACAACCGCAATTACTTCTTTAGAAATTTCCTTAACAACAAGCACATTTAGTAGCGGTACAGTTCTAGTTTATGGGGTGAAATAATGTCAAGACCAATGATAAGAATACATAATACTCAAACAGATGAAGTAATTGATCGTGAAATGAATGATGATGAGTTTGCTGCTTATGAAATAGATCAAGCAAATTACCAAGCAGAATTAGCACAAGCCGAAGCAAAGGCGCAAGCCAAAGCAGCAGCCGAAGGTAAGTTAGCCGCACTTGGTTTAACTACCGATGATCTGCGTGCTTTAGGTTTATAGCTAGTAAATGAAGCCGTGGCTATGTGCAGCTGGTGTGCAGTTAAGAGATCAGATTGATTTCTGGTTTCCAGATCGCAGTACTGCCAGTCCAGAAGGATGGCTGGGCGATAGTCGTCACTCCGCCAGAAAATCGGATCATAATCCAGACAAATCTGGGGTCGTCAGAGCAATTGATATTAATGCTCGGTTACAGTCATCCGACAGCCTCGCACCTTATCTGGCTGACCAGATCAGAATCGCA